TTCATCTATATCGTATAGCCCTAATGATGTTTCTTGAATATTATCATTGTCTCTACGAATTTGATTACTTCTATCAACTTCATTTCTATTTAATTTTATATTTTTATCTTTATTATCAGCCATTATCTATATAATCCATGGAACTCTTCAGTTGTTCCAGTATTACCAGAAGGTGTTATTTTATCCGGTGCTTGTATGTTAATTCGTGATTGACGTGTTATATGTGCTTGTGCAATAGTTGACAAGCTTTCACCATGCATTTCATCAGTACTAGTAAATCCTAAATCGGTTATATTTTCAGAATCTGCTATATTTTGATTTCTACCAAATAAGTATTGATTTCTATTAGTTGTATCGATTTCCCAATAATGAGAATCATAATAAATTAAATCACCTATTTCAACAGCAAATCCATCTGTTTCTTCTCTACCTGCTTTTCTAACATCCCATATATGTTCATTAAGGAAAGAAAATGTTGCTTTTTGATTCACATCTATACCAAAATCATTCGCTGACCATTCTTGATCTTCTCTATTTATACCTGCATATAAAGTAACTCCAGGTCTCCAATGTTTCTTACCATCTACACCTTCACCATATAAATTTGTATTTGTTTTAGTTCTATACGGCTTATATATAATAACAGCAGTATCTAAAATATTTTTTAGAAGTTCGTTATTTACTGATTTTATCAGTTCTCTATCTTTTTGTCTTCCGAATATAGGCATAGTTATCCAATATAAATATTTAATGGTATTTTATTTACTGTTTCTTGTTGAAAGTTAGCTTCATCATTTTGTCTTTCTAATAACATTCGTCTAGAATTAGCTTCTAAATCTTCTCTTAATTCTGCTATTAATGCATCACGTTCTGCAGCACCTTCTGATCTTAATGTATCACCATCTAATGATACATCTCCATTAGGTATAGGCATTGAACCATATTTTCCTCTTATTGAACCTAATAATTCTTTAACTAATGCTAAAGTATATTTTCTTATCCACTGTTTTCCAGGGTCATTAATATTAGTATACGACATATTATCGTAACCAATATTAGAGAAATCAGAAACAGCTGTTCCATCTGTAATTAAAGTATTACGTTCAGCTTTTTTATAATAATGGAACCAAAGATTAAATGCTTCTGTAGGTTCAGGAAAAACATGTATTCGATTTTTTACTATATGAAATGAATACGCTGATTTTCTAATAGTATCGTTAAATTCAATCGCTTGAACTCTCAATAAATCATCATACATTGGCATCATTAAATAATTAATTGCTGGAGAATAACTACCCCATCCAAATTGTGATAACATTTGCTGTGAACCTAGTCCTGATCCTATATGTGGATCAAAAAATCTAGTCATTGCAGGTGATGATTGATAAAAAACTCTTCGTATTTCGTATGCTGAAGAACCGTCATCTAATAAAGTATCTGCATCACCACTCTCTAGAAATGTATTAGCTGTATTTGTTAAATCGTATGATTGTATACCTTTCGAGCAAGATATTGAACCACTGTATAATCTCATATCACCACCTACACCAGCTTCTTGGCCATATTGTGCTGATACTCCGATTAATTGATTTAAGTTTTGTTTTACTGTATTATGAGTTAAACTAGACCCTGTTGCACTACCTTTTGCACTTAATAAATTTTCTCTAATATTAAATCTATTTACCTGTGCACTATATTCTGTTACTGCCTCTTCAAAACATGCAAAAAATGAACCACTCTGCAATTCGATATCAATAATTGGATATCCAATCCTTCGTGCACACCAATTAGTAGTCTTTACAGATGCAGAGCAATAAGTTGCATCATTATCATATAAACCGAATGGTGTACTTCCACTAGGTTCACCAACAGTACCATTATATATTGTAGTTGTTGCCATAGTTTTCCTCAATTATAGTATTAGTCTTATATAAATATCAAATTAAAACTTATTTATTGAGTTTTTTATATACATTTAGTATATCATCTAATATTGGATGTCTATGGTTTTCTAATAATTCGATTGTATGTAATCCTTTTACTGTATTCACTGACGATAAAAATTTTAATCCACTATCACCACCTCTCTTTAGATCAACTTGTTGAGAGTCACCACAAAACATCATCCTACTGTTTATACCGATTCGTTGTAGTATCATAAGTGTTTGTTCATGATCTAAATTTTGACATTCGTCTACTATAACGCATGAATCTAAAAACGTTCTACCTCTCATATAACTTACTGGTACTATTTCAATAACACCATCAGATATCATTTTGTCTACACGTTCTTTTCTTAATAGTTGATACATATTACCATATATTGGTGCGACCCATGGTGACATTTTTTCTTCCATATTACCTGGTAGATGTCCTAAATCTTCCTTAGAAATTGTGGGTCGAGTAATAATTATTTTTTTCCTCTTTTTTTGTAGGACTTCCTGTAGCGCTATTTGGCACGCTAGTAAGGTTTTTCCCGACCCAGCCTTTCCAAGAATGACTGATATAGTATTTTCTAAAATATCTGCTTTAGCAGTTTTTTGTTCATCGTTTAGAGATAATAAAAACCTATAACCTTTCTTATTGTTTTTAGTACCTGCGTCTCTTGCAAATTGCTTACCCATATTACACTCCGTAATAATTTATTATAAATATCAATATTTACATATATAACCATAAAAAAAGCCCTCCGAAGAGGGCTTTAATTTTATAAAACTCTAATAAAGATTATTAGTGAATAGTCACAGCAATCTTACCATAGAATTCTTTCCTTACAACTTTCTTCGCGTATCTAGTCATTACACCTTTTCTTGGAGTAAAGTTAGTTGGATCATACACAAGTGGAGTCATAATTAATGGAATATATGGAGCATATACAGCACCTGTTTCAAGGAACTGATTACCTCTGAATCCCATTAATATACCATCTGCTTTAGTTCTATAAGGGTTTTTGTAAATAGTATACCTATTTGCAAATGCACCTACTTTAGTCACACCAGCAGCAAACTGATTTGCAGTTCCGTCAGTATCTGTAGAGAATCCTGGAATAGATTCAATAATTGCAGCTACTTCTGGAGATACAACAGCAAAGTTAGCACCACCACGCATTGTAGCTGTGTGAATCTGATTAGAAACGATTTGCATTTGGTATCCTAATGTTTGAGCCCAAGAACCGAAGTCATATCTAGCCGCACCAATATTTGTAGTTGCAGCACCAACATATCCTTTGTCAGATCCTGAAAGTACAAAAGTTTGACCTGTATGTAGAGCAGCTCTATCTAGCATTGCTAAAATTTCCATATCAATTTCCATTGAAATGTACTCAGATAACATTGAAGTTAATTCTGCTTCTGCATCGATTGAGTGATACGCATTTAAGTCTTGCGCAAACTCAGGCGACCATACAACTTTCAATTTACGTGTTTTAGCAACAAGAGCTTCTTGTCTTAATTCCACGTTCATTTCTGGAATACCGATATCATCTGAACCGTCAGATACTGATCCCGGAGGAGTTGCATTTGTATCTTCGAAGTCACCTCTGCTTGAAGCAGTTTCAGTGTTAGCAAAGTATACAATATCAAATGCAGATGGGTTATCAGCTGTACCACCGTGAGTGTGATCTAATAAAGTAGTAAATACTAAATTAGTACCATCATATGTAGTATTATCAGAAATAATAAGACCTGAAGATGATTGTAGGTAGAAAGCACCTGCTAAATCAAAGTCTGCGTCTGTTAATGATAAACCAGCTACTGCTAATGTTACCGAAGCATCGTTAGCAAGATTCGCAGATGAACCTGTAGTTTTAGTTTTCTTTGC